GCCTATGTATTTCTTGGATGACGTGAAGAACGACTATCAAGATGCCAATATCTGCATAGGACACGATGATGTTGGATTCGTAATACACGGTTCTAATTCTGCTGATGTGGAATCACACTTCCAGAAGATTGTACAAGAGAACCCAGACATTGACATTAGTAAACTGGAATGGGAACGCAAACAGGTTAAGACCTTTATCACTGGTGTGAAAGAGAATGACCTTGCAAAGACTATTGAGAATGACAGGATGCAGAGTTGTGGTGTTCTGTCCATACAAATCGCTTGTGAGATGGGTGCAAGAAATGTGTTTATCATTGGACACGACTTGTATTCAAAAGACATGAAGTTAAACAACGTCTATGGTGGCACAACTGGATATCTACCAGAGACTTCAAATTATGTGAAACCAGACAATTGGATTGTCGGTCATAAAACGAATTTTGACAAGTACCCAGAAGTCAACTTTTACAAGGTGAATAAAGATGTTCTAGGAACAGATGACACCTGTTGTTTTGTTGAAGGATGGCGTGATTGTGAAAATCTACAGTATATTACCCAAGAAGAAGTTGAAAGACTCCTTGACTTTGGGTGGATGATGTAGTATACTAAATAGTATTATATAATGAAAGAATGTGAAATAAATCAACATACGATAACATACGGAGAAAAAATATGTCGTTAGATACCCTAAGACGAGCAAATACGCTCGACAAACTACTCTCTCAAGTTCAAGCAGAGAGTGCCCCCCAAGAGAAGAAGTCCTATGTGGACGAAAGACTGTGGAAACCAGAACTGGATAAGTCTGGTAACGGTTATGCAGTAATTCGTTTCCTACCAGCACCAGAGGGTGAAGAACTCCCTTGGGTGAAACTTTGGAAACACGCATTCCAAGGCCCAACTGGTAAGTGGTACATTGAGAATTCTTTGACTACACTTAACGGTGGTAAAGACCCTGTATCTGAGTACAACTCGTCACTCTGGAACTCTGGTCTTGAATCAGATAAAGAGATTGCGAGAAAGCAGAAACGTAAACTTGAGTACTACTCAAATATCTACGTTGTCTCTGACTCCAAACATCCAGAAAATGAAGGGAAGGTATTCCTCTTTAGGTTTGGTAAGAAAATCTTTGACAAAATGATGGCTGCAATGCAACCAGAATTTGAAGATGAGACTCCTATCAATCCTTTCGATTTCTGGGAAGGTGCGAACTTCAAACTGAAGATTCGTAAAGTAGATGGTTACTGGAACTATGATGCATCCTCTTTTGAGGCAGTGTCACCATTGTCAGATGACGATGCGGTTCTTGAGGATATCTACAAGAAGCAGTATTCGTTGCAAGAGTTTCTTGCACCTACCAACTTCAAGTCATATGATGAGTTGAAGAAGAGATTGGACGATGTTCTTTCTGGTACGGTAACTGCGAGTGCAGCTGCAATGATTGATGAAGATGTTGTTGAAACACCTCAAATGAAGAGTGAACCAGCACCATCTATGCCATCAATGTCAAGTCCTTCTGAAGATGAAGACGATACCATGTCTTACTTTCAGAAACTTGCTCAAGGGTAAGTTATCCATCCCTGTGCAGAAAGTCTCTTAGAGTCGTAACACCACAAAAAGATAACGCATAGTAGAAGACGGAGAGGTAGGAGTAATCCTGCCTCTCTTTTTTTATTAAGAACTGTTCTCCCTTATAAATAGTGTTATACGTCATCAGTGGGAGAGAGAGATGATTGAAGTAGTCGCCGCAGTATCAGCGGCATCAAGTGCGTTCAATGCCATCAAAAAAGGTTTTGAGGTCGGGCGTGATATTGAATCCATGGCAGGCGATATGGGTCGCTGGATGGGTGCAGTATCAGATATCAAGAAGGCCGAAGAGTACAATAAGAAACCACCCCTGTTTAAGAAGATTTTTGCCGCTGGTTCTGTGGAAGAAGAAGCTATGCAAATCTTCATGGCCAAAAAGAAGGCCGAAGATATGCGTGGTCAGTTAAAACAAATTATCACATATACTAGAGGGCCAAGTGCATGGGAAGAGCTCTTAAAAACTGAAGGTGAAATTCGTAAGAAACGACAGGCAATGATATACGCACAAAAAGAACGACAACGATTTTGGATTGAATGTTTCTTTGCAACACTATTAATTGCTGGTGGTGGTATATTAGTTTACTTTATGATAATTTGGATAATATCAGTAAAGGGTGGTTAAGTCTATATTTGCGTTACTGGTAATCGCATTTGCGTTACCATCGACATCTGCATTATCAATAGGAAGAACATGGAACGCTGAAGAAAAGGCAAAGGATAAAGTACTCGTTACTTGTAGACTTGCAAAAAAGAAAATAGTGCTAACCCAGAAAATCTGTATCTATCTGGGCCCAAACAAAACTACCGACACAGTTTTTATCGACAGATTTGAATACTGTCCTAGACAAATAAAGTGTGTGTACGAACCAAACAAAAGCACACCCATGATTGAAGAAATGATGAAGAGCATGGAAGAAAGTTTGAAAAAGAGATGACCGCAATTATTCTCACAATAACTCTTATACTGTTAATCATATTGATAGCCTGGTGTACATGGATGTATGAAGTTCATGTTCCACACATTCCAGAATCAGAAAGTGAACGACACGTTAGAGAGATGAAACTGCGTATCGCAGATGCAGAATGGAAGTTCAATAATGAACTTGCTAAGTACAGATGATACACGCATTCATGTTAGTAGTTGTTATGGGAACAGGTGAGTTTCGACAGGTACAACCTAATGCAATGATATTCAGAAGTATTGATGTATGTCAGTATTACGCTAAACGTATACCCAGACAGTATGGTAATTATTCATACAATTCATATGTAGACCCCAAAGATAGAGTCACTGCATATTGTAAACCTGTTAAAGTTCAAGACGGGCCGAATGTTTACGACCACTAAAAGTCTGCGTATGCTGGGGTAAGTGTTCCAACAGGTGGAGTAGTATCTCTTAGTGGAACAGTGGTTGTTTGATTGTTAGATGTATTGGTATTTGCATTAACAACATTATTGTTATTCACGACTGTAACTTGACCAGCTTGTTCTGCTCTCATGTCTTCCAGTTCTTTCATCGCTTCAACTAATGCAAGTTTGTCTCTTTCTTTCTGTGCATTTGTTTCATAGAATCTATCAGTGTTAACATCCTTTTGCAGACTTGCAACCTGTTCTTCTTTATCTTTGATTGCATCCTCAAGAGATGTATCTCCACCAAATCCAAGGAAACCTAATATTTTAGATGCGCCTGGGATACTTTTAACCAGACCCATAAAGTCAAAGTCAAAAAGTCCATCAAAGAAGTTCATGGCACTGGTAATCATACCAACACCCTTTTCTTCTTCTGCTGCAATTTTTACATCATACTCATCTCTTATTTTTTGTAGTCTTGCATACTTATCTTCATCATCAAAGAAAGCTTGTCGGTCATAAAACTCTTCTGCTTTGTTAAGTGCTGCTTCTTTTTCTGCTTCAATTTTTGCAATAGTATTTTCATTCGCACCAAACAACGCATTTCTCATAGATTCACCAGCATTACTTACCAACTCTGGAAGAGTTGTCTTATTCATAATTTCTGCATATCTGTCTTGTGCCTCACGAAGTGCATTCATATTGTCATTATGGTCAAGTGCTTCATAATCCCTTGCAAACTCATATTGTTCAGACATTTTCGCACGTTGTTCTGGTGTTGCATTTTGTCCATTGATTTGAAGGTTACCAGTTTTTACTATGTCTACTCTTCTTTGTGCTTGGTCTACTCTTTTTTCAGATACTCTTGCTTTTTTCGCAGCGGCATCACGTTCTGCTTTTGCTTTATCCTCTTCCTCATCACTTGTAAAGAAACCAGCGACACCTCTAATGATACCCATGACCTGTTTGACGCCAGGCAGAGTTTCTAGATACCCTAAGAAATCAAAGTCAAAGATACTACTGATAAGGTTAAAGATTGACCTAAATGGATAGGTAATAATATCAAACAATCCACCAATTAATTTGAATATACCGTTTCCAATCTGTTCAAGGTCAAACGTAAATATACCAGCAACTAAGTCATATAGACCACGGAATGGTTTTGTTATGAAATCAAAGAACCCACCAAAGGTTTCTCCAATCCATGCAACAATACTGGCAACGTGTGATGTTGGATTAAAGAATAGGTCACCCAGAGTATCG